TGACATCCTGGCCGATCCGCAACTTGCGCGGGATTGATCTGGTTTTGACCTGAATGCGGTTCAGCTTCCCCCGGAAGTGACTCACGAGGTCAAATGCGTGACTGTTCTGGTTGGCAGCCCAGTAAACGTCGAATCCTAGCTCAACGAGTTTTGCGGCGATTAGTAGCTCGCCTACCTCTCCCACCCTCGATTGCTCCCAGCGTTCCGTAGACGTAGGCATCTAATCTATCCCCCGAGAGTCCGCGCTTCTTCGCGGCTCGCTTCAGTTTATTCTTCAGTTGCTTCGGCATCTCCAAAGTTCTCAGCTAGGTAGGTGTTGAATGCCTCGTCCATCTCTGGCTTGTGGATCGCCACCCACAACTGTAGCACTGACCTGTCCACCCCGGCGAACTTCTTGTAGGTGTCAGCCATGTCCTCCAGCAGACTGACCTCCTCCTCGTTTGGCATCTCCAGCCCCAACTGCCTGACTAATGCCTGCAACTCGCGCTCGTTCGTGAATGCCTCAATCGGCGTTTGTGCTGCCATCAGGTCTCGCTCAAGTCGCTCATCCATCTCCTCCTTAGTCTCAGGACGCTCAGACATGACTTTTTTGCGGATGTCAGTCTCTTTGGCCCGCAAAGCCTCATCCACAGCATTTAGGTCTTTCTGCGCTATGACATCATTCCTCAGGTTCTGTTTGTCGATCCTGGCGCGAACTGAGGGCAAGTTTTTCTGTAGGTTGCCACCAGAAAGCAGAGACTCGATGTCAGACAGTTGCTTGACCATCACATCGTCCAAAGTGCCGCTCAGGACATCCTCATCAAGCTTCTTTAGCTCGGACTTGGTGTACTTGTCCTGCACGTTGTCTCTGATCTTGCCCAGCAGATCGGCAGCAGCAGTCAGTCGCGGAAACATGCCGCCGATCAGATCATCTCGACCAGGTGCCGGTGGGGCTGGAACAGACTGATCCGCATCAAACTCATCTGGCATCTCTGCCAAGCGTGGCTTGAAGCGGTCACTGTCTGTGTAGCGTTTGACCGTTGTCACCTCGACAACCGGCTCAGATGACCGTCTAGCCATCTCCATCAATCTCTGTGCGCCTTTCTTTCTCATGTCACCAGTTCTTACATGACCAGTATCTTGCGGTCATCTTGCTAAGTTTCTTGTCGCAACCGTGCCTGGCGCGGAATGACTTCTTCCTCGCTGGGCTGTCGCGCTTGATCTCCATGTTGGCATCACCGTACCGGATGACCTTGGTCTGGTCGCCCTGCTTGGCATTCACCACGAACTTCTTCTTGCCGTAGCCTGGTTCGCCTTTGCGGATGCGCCTCGGGCTATTGTGCTTTTTTGGTATTCCTGACGGCATTTCTTACTTTGTGCATTTTGACCAGGTGAGGAGGTATGACCTCGATCTCCTCTGGTGACAGTTCGCTGAACTTTGGAGCATCTCCAGCATAGGCAACATCTAACCAGTTCTTTAAGTTGACCGGAACTCCTGCATCTTGCAGTGCTTTACTTATATCATCTGTACCAGTCTGGGGCATCGATTCCTCCGAATAGCTTTTCGATCTCGTTTCTTGCTTCATCTATTGTTTTTCTACCACGTTTGTAGTCTGTCCAGATAGCATCAGCAAGTGCCTTGTTTTGCTTGGTCTTCATGTTCTTAGGAAACAGTCCTCGAACTGCCTCCCAAGTGATTGACTGCATCTCTCTTGGCAAAACTCCTCTCTGCCTGGCAGCTTCACGATAAGCATCAGCGTAGATGCCATAAGCACCCTGTGCCCCAGTGATCGAACTGCTGGGCATGCCTGTTCCTAAACCGTGCTGCACCTCGGTTGACTTCTGCGCCAACGGTCTTAGCAGTGCTGCCGCAACTGCGTGTGTGTCAATCGTCACATCCTCCTTGGCCAACTTAGGCAGGAGTATGTTGTTGTAGAAATTTCGTATTTTATGTGCCGTCCCAAGTTGGCTAGATATGTTCTCCTTAGACGGATCGTCTAGGACAGAAATAGCTTTCTGTATGAACGGAAAAGACTGGTGAGCCACAGTGGCGTTTGTGCCATCCAGGTTTTTCTTTAGTCCAACCTTGCGACCTTCCGGGCTAATCACCTCATAGCTTGGAGAGTTGTACGCTTCATCGTACATCCTGATCCAGATAGACTTCTGAAACGGAGTAAGATTGTTGTACTTTTTGCCAACCATCTTTTTGACCTCATTCATTAGGGTGGCATTGCCCTCAAACCTAAACTTAGCCTGCTTCATCATCTTGGCATCTATCGGCTTACCGACTTTGTTCTGCACTGTGTCGATGATCCTCTCAGCCAGAGAGACATTCATGAACCAGTCTTTGCCAGGAGATAGCACAGCAAGCACACCGGCACCTGCTGGGTTGGTTATCTGAAATTCTCGCGTGTATCCGTTGGTGATCTTCCGGGCACCGTCATACCAAAGCTTGCTTCTCTTACGGATGTCAGCAGGAACTTTGTCATGCAACCAAAGCAGGTTGTCGATTGACTGCTGCTTTAGCTCATCAGCTACCGGCTGGAGGTTCTTGCTGCTTGATCTGATGTTAGGATATTTAGTGATGATACCTGCCATGACCTTCTGTTTCTCAGGCGGCAGGTTGAACACAGCAGCAGAGTCAATCAGCAGAGTGGAAGCAAGCGGGTCTTCTGTAGCGGCAACAGCAGTTGGCAGCCTGGTGCTGACTCGGTTCTTCCTGTCATTGCGCTCGGCAGGCATGAACCTAACCTGCCCACCCAGCACACCCTCCTCACCACGCATCTGCGGTGTGATGTCGATGGCTTTGAAGTTTTCAGGCTTAACATTCGGAGGAATCGATGCCCCAGGAAAGTCGGGAATGCTTATCCCCACATCCTCAACCTTGGCGCCAAACTTCTTGCCGTACTTGTTGAGGAACTGCGGGATCATGCGGTCATACAAGTTGAATGCCCACTGTCCACCGACTTTGAGGTCAGAGTCAGTCAGCACTGTTGTCCTGTTGCCGCTCATGTCTGGACTGGTATCCTCGATACTCTGCAACGCTCTTTGTGCGACTTCTTTGCCTACATATCTCTCTAGTTGATTTGGCTCAACGTCACTGGCAATGAGAGAGTCATCTGCGGTGATTGTCAGGTTGCCGGTCTCATCGTCAGATATGGCAACTTTGTCTACTCTCTTACTCAGGTCATAGCGGTCAGCAGTCTTCTCACCGTCTATGAATGCCAACTTGTCATAGCCGTTCTCAGCGGCATAGCGCAGCATCCGCTTCAGCGTTAACTCGTGCCAGGAGGATTTGAACGGTGCGTCTGGGACGCCAGGTGTTTCTGAATCTGCTGCTAAAGCTTGATTTATCTTGTCAGTAAATGATGCACCAAAAGCTTGATCTAAAAACTTTTGGCCTGATGTCGAAAACGCTAATTCCTTAGCCTGTGGTATTGAAAGTCCTCCTGCTTGGTAGCTATTGCCAAAATCGTCTGTGAAAGATTCGCCAGATTTTAATCCGTCTTCTTCTGCTTTTTTTGCCAATAAAGAGTTTAACTCATCTGTGGCTTTTTGTGCTGAATCAGAAAAACCGTACCCACGCTTCCTGCCTTCCTGATGCCAGTCACTCTGCAACTCCTCCAAGAATAAAATCTTCTCTCCGTCTGGCCCGGTGCGGTCATTGAAGCGAACGTGGCTGAGGATGTTTGGCTCATTGAAGTGTGATGAGGTGAAGTCTTTATCGCCTCTAGGTTTCGGCAACCTCAGCAACAACTCACGGTAGCTACCAGGCTCTGCTCCGGGGAGTTGGTAATCTTGGTACTGGGTAAATGACTCAGTTGCTGGTCTTTGCGATTGCTCTATTCTTACAAAATCAAAAGCCTCAGCCCTGCTAATGTCAAACAAGTCCATAGCGAATCGCTCCGCTTCATCGTAACTACTAAAACTGACAGGCTCGTCACCCCACGCCTCACTGTCACTGTAGTAACCCCCGCCGTCACCTGTTCCGTCTGCGCCCAACATCGTCTCCTCAAGCTGAACGTCATTCTCGCGGATGAACTCCACAAGCTCATCCTTGGTGACCTGCTTCTTGCCTCGCAGAAAATCCTCCAGCCCCAACCACGCAATCTCCTCCTGCTTCACTCCAGGTTGCTTGGCTATCGTGGCAAGCATCTGCTCACCTGTTCCTCGGTTGGGCACCTTGTTGCCACTAGCCACCTGCTCCACTCGGCTGAAAAAGCCTAGCTTGTCCTGCGCTGGGCGAGGTTCTGCTGTTGCTGGCATGAACCTCTGCTTTGCCTTGTAGTAGTTGACCGGGAAGTTGTCACCCATGCCACGAGTGACATCCTTCATCCTGTCGAACCTCAGACTGATGAATAACTTAAAATCTTTAGCTGCCCTGTTCCAGTCCTTGCGGCTCAGGTCTTCTGGCTTTACTCCGAGGAACGAGTAAAGCTTCTCCTTCTTCATGCCTTCTGGAAACTTCTTAGACGGATCATTCTCGTAGTGAGTCTTGAGAAGCTCCATCATGTCAGTGCGGAAACCGTCCACATCCACCCTGCCGTCTGCGTCAGCCCAGTCTGACCAGAACTTCTTCTTACCTGACTGACCTAGCCATCTGTTGATCTTGTTCTCAAAATAGCCGATGTTGAAGACTGTCGCACTGAAGTTCCCGGCACTACTGATCTGCACACCGACAGGCGTGAATAGCTGAACCTTCATCCGGGCCTTGGAGTCATATCCTCGACCTGTGATTGCCTTCCAGTAGTCAGCGAGGAACGGTGCGCCTTTGCCTTCTTTGATCGCATCGTTCATCGTCTTAATGACTGACTTGAGGTCAGGATGAATGACATCATCAGGCGTTGCCATGATGGCATCCATCTGCTGCTCGTCGAAGTAGCTGCCTCTAAAGTTTGTGCCACCGTCAGCCGTTTCTCTCGCTTTGACTGTGAGTGATCCTGGGTCACCTTCAGCAATCTTCTCAGTGACAGGAGTTAGCGCAGTGACAAGTGCCGCAACTCGGTTCTTGTCCATGCGCGTTCTCTCTCTCGCAGTTGTGAATGCCGGTCTTTGTCCGGGCTGCCACTTGCCTCCTGTCGAGTTGAGTACGTTGCCTTCTTTGTCAGTCTTGAGCCACCCGCTACTTGCCCACCGTTTTATCTCAGCTTCTGGTATCTTAGGTGTGCCGTCCGGGTTCTTCTTGAGAACGTCTTTTGCGTTGAGCGTAATCTCTGAGCCACCTACATCGTCAGTTTCAGACACTCGGTTGACTAGCTTGTCCTTCTCCGTGATGTACTGTGCGAGGAGGTGTTCAATCTGTGGCGACATTACCAACTCGCGACCAGTCTCCGGGTCTTTGAACAAAGCACTTGTGGCAGTCATCTCTCCTCGCGGATTGCCTGCCAGGTCAAACTCTACTCCAGACCGTTCAAGCAACTTTCGCAGATTGCCAAGCGTTGCCATCCTCAGCCTGTCGATGTTCATGCCGAGGAACTTGTCTTTGAAGTAATCCTTCTTGAGCGTGATGTTTCTGGCTTTGCGGATGATGCCGTGCCTAGCTGATTCGCCAAACATTGCGAAGTAGTCAGACATCAACTCCCTCGCCATGTAGTCGCGCTTGGTAGCGTCTGGCAGTGCGTCAAATGCTGCCAACTCTTTCTGGTTGCCTTCCTGCCTCGTTTGAAGTTCCTCAAGCTCGCGGTTCAGCAACCTCATCTCCGGTGTCTCTGGTGGCTCGATGCCATCGATCTCCGGTAAAGTCTTCTTCTTCTCAGCCTCAATCGCTGCCTTAACTTCTTTGATCTCGGTAGAGAGGTCTGGGTACAGTCTGCTGTTGTACTGATCAGCAAAACTCAGCATGTCCTCCTTGCTGTAGAGTCCAGGCTGAATCACCTCACCGTCTGGGCCGTAGGTGCCAAAGATAGTCTGTGCCAGGTCGGTCTGAATGTCTTGTAGCGGATCAGACTTAACTGTCTCACCTGTGTCGGCATCAAGTTCCTTACGCATCGCACTCCACCTCTCTGTGGGGTGGAATAGCTCATGAAATAGTGTGAAGCTTGGAGTCTCTGCGTCTGTGTTCACAAAGACTGTATTGCTTTCAGGATCATAGAAACCTGCCACACCTTCCCTGGCAGTTCCTCCTGTCTTCTCAAGTATCTCAGGTGTGTTGCCGATGAAGAAATTAACGTCTTTGCCTTTGTCGCGCATTGCGCCCATGAACAAATCAACTGCCTCAGCCTGGTTGGCTAGGTCAGCAACTGACAGACCTCGATCCGGGTCAACAAACCTCACTCGTTGCTGCTCAGGTAATGCGGAAATAAATCTTTTTACCACTGCCTCAGATGCCAGTTTGTGCATCGGGGTCTCCTTCAGGCGCAACCTCAGCCCGGCATCAGGTACGGCACCTTTGGCCAACTCGACTCTGGCGAGTTGGTTCAGTGCTTCCGCTGAGTACATGCCAGCAGGTGCCGCCAGTGTGCCCAGTGCCATGCCTGCAATGTAGCCAGGGTTCGTTGGGTCATACGGCATGAAGGCACCTAGACCGCCACCGATTCCTGCACCTATCACAGCAGTGTCAGCCAACTTGCCTGCTTCAGATAGCAACCTGTTAGCTACTCGATTGTCCAAGGTGACAAACTGCTTTGCCACCTCCTCGCGCATCGGCCTGATCTTGGCAACTGTGCCCAGACCGCTAGTCCGTAGTGAGTTGATCTTTGCGGCTTGTGCTGCTCCTCCAAGGCGTTGTGCGTTCTTCTCGATCTTCTCACCTAAGCCGGTGACTGCCTTTGAGCTAAGTGCAACCTTGCCTCCAAATGCACCACCAAGCGCACCAGTCAGTTCCTGACCTTCTGGTGCCAACACAGCACCAGTGCCTGCACCAACTGCCATCTGTGCTGCTTTTGCAGTCTTAGGTGCCTTCTCAGCAAACTTGGCACCTGCCTCACCTATCTTCTGCACACCTCGGCCAACCTTCTCTACGCCTGTGCCAATCCCGCTAACAGTAGATGTGACCGGCTTGGCTAGGAACTCACCAACTTGTTTTGCCGCTTGAGTTTCTGCTGCTTTACCGGCTGCCTCGATCAGCTTCTTTGCATACTTGTTAGTGACCTTGGGTGCCTGCTTTGCGGCAGCCGCACCAACCTTCACCAAGCCTCCACCGACTAGGTAGGTTGGGTCGAAGATTAGGCTGAGAGAGTCAGCTATCTCCGGGTCAATGCCGTCATCGTAAACGGCAGCCAGGTCTTCAGCCCCAAACAACCTGGCCACATCGCCCATGCGCGATTTGCGTAGCTCAAGCTGCCTGAAGATTTGATTGCCAAACTCTTTGTAGGCAGCGTACTCAGCAGCATCCTCCTCCTCATCACTGCGGAACGGTTTAGCTACAAATCTGCCAACACCTCCACCGATCAACTTCAGTCCTTCTGTGGCTGCCAAGAATGACTCAGGTATGTTGGCAGATGCCTCCATGAAGCCTTCCTTCTCAATCTTGCCAGGTATCTTGGTGAAACCTCGGGCCAACCCAGCGACTGCCTCCTTGGCTATCGGCCACCAGTCAACGCCTTCCTCGCTTTTGCGCTTCCACTCATCAAACGTCATGATGCCACGCTCGTCATGAGTCATGACCACCTGTTTTTCTCCTTCAGGTGCAACGTCAACCCGGTAGGTGGGTCTGTAAATCTTCTTGCCTGAATCGTCATAGACAGGCACCTGAACCTTCTCGCCGGTTCTGTCGATGTAGTCGATGACCTCCTCGTACTCGACCTCCTCAGTTTCTGGCAGAGGCTGAGGTTCGTAGTCTACAAGATCGTACTCAAAAACTTCTTCGCCCCCAGTTGTCGAGGATGACAACCGGCGAGCTATTCTACTTGGGTCAGGTTTTAGCGTGTCAGCCATCAGAGTGTCTTCAAGATGTCTTTGTTCTTCTGGATAGCGTTCTGGTACTTCCTGCGTTTCTCCTTCTTTGACTTTGACTCTCTGGTTCGCGGTCTGCCTAGCTCATCAAGCAACTCTTGGAAGTAGCCGATCCTGTCTTCGATCTGCTGCTTCCTGTCTCTCGTGTCAGTAGTCGCTTCAGACTGGGTTGCGTCTATCGAGCCTGGGCCAAACAAAGCATCGAAAGCTTTGTCCACAGGTTCTGCGGGTGGGTTTGGTGTCGGAGCAGCAGGTATCTGTGGTGCAGGTGCTTTGACTCTGTTGATCTTGATCTTGCGCTTGGTGCCGGTTGACTTATCAGTCACCTCGACTATGTCTGAACCTGTGGCTCGCATCTGCTCCACCAACTCTTCGCTGATGACTGGTTTGCCATCATCGGTTAGTTGTAGCTCATCAACCTCAACGCTTGCGGCAGGTGCTTCTTGTTCTTCTTCTCCTAAGATTTGCCTTGCGGTGTCCTTTAGGTCTTTCAGCCCAGGCAAAAAGCCTGACACGTTCACCCTGCTCTCAGCCATGCCTCTCAGCTTGTCTTCATATGAGTTGGCAACCATCTTAATTGCCGCAGATGTCAGCAGATCGTTTACTTCTTTGGGAGACTTGAGAGTGCCAAGTGTTCTTGAGTACAAAGCAACGTCTTGGTCTGTAAGCACACCAACCTCACCAAACACTCCTCTAGCCAAGCCTGGTATAATCTTGGTGATCTGGGCCTGAAGCAATTTAGCTTTTACATCATACGGATTAGCTCCCCGGAAGATTCCAACTATCGGCCCGGTGTCTCCAACAATCTCTAACTGATCTTTTAGCTCGCCAAGTCTTGAGAGTGTAAATTTGTATTTTCCAAGTGCTTGCCTCTCTGTTCCGTCAGGTGACTTAGAAAAAACTTTTGATGCCTCTATGACAGAGTCCACATCGCCTGCTTGCACAGCTTTCTCCCAAATGTTCATTCGTTCTCTGACAATGCGAGGACGCATCTCTGGCGGGAATGATGCCACCGGCTCACCTGATTCAACTAAATCGTCTATTGTGCCGTACTTGCTAGTCTGTAGTAGACGCTGCCTCTCTGCCTCAATCTTGTCATTGTCGAAGCGCATCTTGTTTGTGTCCTCTCCGGTGACGTTGCCATCATCGTCTTTGACAACTGGGCGAGGCATTCCTGGGTTGTTGATGTCCCAAGTCAGCCCGATGTTGGCTATCTTCCGTTGCTGGTCGCGGAATATCGGCAGACTCTCCTTCTCCTCGAACGTTTTCTTGAAAGCTTCATATCTCTTGAACGTAGCCGGGTCTCTGCTGATCTCAGGCTCAACCGTTGCAAGTATGTTCAGGTAGGTCTCTCTGTCCTGTGGTTGCTTGAAGTCCAACTCTCCTGCACCAAGATAGTCCACCAACTTACCAAACGCATTTGTGGCAGAAACCTCGTCCTCGACCAGTTGCTTCCTTCTCTCCTGCTGGTACTTGAACTCTGTCCGCGCCATGTCCAAACGCTTCCGCGCCATCGCGTTCCTGACGGCATTGTCATAGATGGCTTGCCCCGATCTTAGTCCTGCTGCGAATGCTGATCCTGCGCTCATATGTATTTATCCATGATCTTACTTGTGGCTATTCCTGTCCCTAGCCCGAGAAGCTGATAGCCTATCGGTTGCTGATTAGCCGCATAGTTCATCTGCTGGTTGAACGTGTTCATCGCGAACTGCTGACCCTGGGCACCTGCGTTGGGGTTCAGCGTTAATCCTGACTGAATGCCTACCGGATTGAACGGTGATGCTCCTCCCTGCGCTCCGCTGATCTGGCCAAACTGACTGACTGGCGTTGTGCCGCTCAGGAATGATGCCGCATTCGCCAGGCGTTGTTGCCTCATGCGGAATCCTGCGTCTCCGACTGCCATAGCCTCAGCGGCAGCAGGTGCTGATCCGTAGATGTTACCTCGGGCTGCCTGTGCTGCCCTCTCCTGCTGCTCAACCTGGTTCCTCATCTCCGGTGAGAGTTGGGTGCCAAGTGCCAGGTCTTCTTTTGCTGCCTCACCCAGCATCTGCCTTACCTCATAGCCTGTCGGATCGGCTGCCTTCAGTTCCTCCATGCGTTGCGTGATGAAGTCTTTGCCGTACTTCTTTTGCACATCAAGCATCGTGGCAGCCATCTTGTCTGCTGACTCTGCGGCAAAATCTAGGTCGGCCTTGGTGGCATCCATGTCACTGAAGCCAGAGAAGTCGTAGGTGACCTCCTCCTCTCCGGTCTTGTTGCCTTTTGCGTCAAAGCTTGGAACCTTGAGAGTGATCTTCTTGCCAAACTTTGCTGCGTTAGCAATCAGCTTCCTGATGCCTAAAGTCTTAGCGTCAGCCCAGACTCCTGCCTCGTTGGCACCTGCTACATTTGGTGGATCAGGTGCGTCTCCAGAATCGAACCAACCGCCCATCTAAAATTCCTCCTTCAAGAATAGTTCTCGTATCTTCAAACTGTTGTTTCTCATGTTCTCGTATCCTCCAGTCAGATAACTCACCAAGACGAAGATATCTGCCGTTTGCTCGCATATGACATGTGCATGTAGCTGCTTAGGTTTCTCCTCGGACTTCTTCCACTCGTTGCTGTCTCGCCATGCGTTCAGCACGGTGAGGTGGTGAGGCAATAACGCAGAAGAATGTGCGTGAAAAAATTTGTTAGCAGGCAGGTCAACCAGAAGCGTCTGTGCGAGTTGGTAGGTCTTCTCCTCAGCCCAGTCCTCAATCTCGTCAAACAGGTCATCTATTAACCTGGTAGCCTTGATCCAAAGACGCATGTAGTCATACGCATCGTTGTCACCTAGCGATGCTGCACCAAACACCTGCTGCAAAACTTCCGGTGAGGGACTTGGCGACTTCAGCTTCATGATTCCACCCCCACACTGTTCAAAAATCCTCCTGCGTGGATTGAGCGCAGTGCTAGGTACTTACTGTCCGCTCCTGCGTTGCCGCTTTGTTGAAACTTGAACTGCAACTCGCGGAACTCCGGGTACTGCGTCATCGAGTACCTGAACCTGTTCAGCTTCCCGCTGCCAAGCGTAGACGGCAGTGTGAAACTAAGCCTTAGTTCTCCCGTGCCAGTATCCAACTCATCTGCCAGGTTGTCGGTCTGCTCTGCTCCATCGAGGATCACGCCGATATCGATCACAGCGTTGCTGCGGTCAAACTCGAACTCGGCAAACTCACCATCCTTCGTGGTGACCTGTTCGTTAAAAGTAAATGCGCGGGTGACTGCCTGCCACCCGGTGTCAACGAATGTTGTGGTGGTCTTGTCTTGGAAGTCAGTGTCCACCAGGTTGATGTCCTCAACAAAATCGCGGAACTGTAGCGGGTTGCCAACTTTGTCCAGGCTAATGAGGTAGGGCTTACCTCCGCTGAACTGTGTCACAACAAACTGATACGGATTGATCGTACTTGCCGGGGTGCCGCTTGCTTCCTCCACAGTGCCTTGCCAAACACCTGTCCAACTCTGCGTGTTGGTGTTGTAGCAGAGTGTGGTGTTGTTGACTGTGCTGGTGCCGGTTGGCACTGAGAGCAGGTAGCGGTTGTTCCAGAAGATTGCTGTGGCATTCTCGACTGCTGCCCAGTTGATCTCATCGATGACATCTTGGATCGGGTAGCTGATGACTCCAACGTCACTCGCCACCATGTTCTCCTCCATCGTGCGTCTGATCGATCTGACTCCTGTGCGCGATAAGAAGAACAAGTCTTCACCTACCTGCGCTATCGAGCCATGTGACACACAACCTGTGGAGGCTGAGATTGTTCTGATCTTAAACGTGGAAGCTGCCGGGGTAGACGCGCCACTCGTTGCTGGCACTGGTACTGTGTCCACCACATAGCAACTATTCTTGCAGAACACCACCACGTTGAAGCCTACCCAGCTTGCCAGCCCAGTCACCGGATCACCAAGGCCAACCTTGAACGCATTGCCTGCTGGGAACGGTGTTGTGCTGCCAGCATTAGCCAGGATGTCAGAGACGTATATCTGATCATCGCTGGGTTGGTATGCGAACGCTCGAAAGTTGTTGCTGACTATGTACTTAGAGTTTGTAGGTGCGGCTGGTGTCCCGCTTGCAGGAAACTCAGTCACCACAAACGCAGATGAGCTAGTGTCCCACTCAATCTGTCCGATGCGGTCATTGCCGTTGTGGCTAGTGTAGAACAGTTTGTCTGCCACCTGGGCGGTGTAGACTCTTGCGGTGGTGCTGTTCACCTTCACAGCAGCAGATGCGATGTTGCTCACTGTGCCGCTTGAGTTGATTGAGTAAATCTTACCGTTGACGAAGACGATCAGCGCCTCCTTCGCGTCAGTGTCAAAGTAAGCTATGCCTTGGACGTTTGTGCTGGAGGTGCTGCCAAGTAGATCAGCGAACCTGTGAAAGCCTCTCCGGCTTTTGAGTACACCGTTCTTAGGTGCATCCAAGTCTTTCAGTAGTTCAGCCTGGGACTCGTTTAGGAGGTTCTCGCGGAAATTGCTGATCTGCCCACCCACGAAACTTGCCTGGCGATCATAGACCACCGCATCGTCAAGTCCGTCATTGTAGTAGACTGGCATACTCTAAAATCCAAAGTCATCGCGAGAATAGCCCATGCCGTATGCGTCAGGAATCAACCTTGTCTCTTTGGCTGACTGGTTATTTTCCTGGTCACGCACTACCTGCATCAGAGCGTTGGCTTGCTGTATCTCTAGCTGCGCTTTGCCAAACTGCCTGCTGCGTTTCAGCATGTCTCCTGTCGCAAAGTGTATCAGTACGTTGTCGATGCCGCTGATCATTGCCGAGTCGTAATCACCCACCATCGGCTGAATTTTCTTTTTGCCAATGACGTACAGATTGACCGGGGCATCAGCGGAGTAGTTTGGCTTGTCGAAGAACTTAACTCGCTGAAACTTGCTGACGTTCTCCCACTCGGGCCAAAAAAACCTGTCTGTCGGAGTAGCGTTTGACCTGACCTGGACATATCCCGCTGTGGTCTCCTTACTTAGTGAGTGAATAGCTGAGTAGGAGTTTGTGGTGGTGACTGAACTTGCAAGTGTCACTGTCTCCTTCTGGATGAAGTAGGAGTCTGACAGGAGTGTGCCAACAACTGTGATCTGCTTTCCGTTATCTGCGCTATCAGAAGACAGAAAATCAAGCTGACCATGAATGTTGAAATTAACACCAGTGCTATCAATAACACTAAACTGTGCAGTATGTGCGTCATTCTTAAAGCTCTCCGGGTCAGTCATGAACTCGGTGATCAGTTGTGTAGGTAGCAGATTCTGCTCGTTGTAACTGATGCCAAGTATTGACTCGAACTGCTGAGGGCAGGTCATCTCGTCTGCCAACTCAGACACAATCGCAGTTGCGGATGCACCTGATCCAGCCCCACCTGAGAATGTCACCGTAGGTGCCGAGGTGAAGTTTGCTCCTGGGTTGGTGATGTAGATTCTAGTCACAGAACCAGCATCCACCTCAGCAGTTGCCGCTGCGAAGTCTGTGTTTGGAGAGAAGGCTATTGTTGGGGCTGAAGTATAGCCGGTGCCGCCATCGTCGAGGATGATCTGTGTGATCCTGCCATCATACGGCAGAGTCATCTGCTCGACATCGATAGTTTCTCTCCAGAGACCGGAGTTGATGATGTTCTCATGATGTTGCCTGATAAACTCTTTGCACCTGGCCTTGCTGGTGTCATCAGTCTTGTTGACCAGGTTACAAACGTAGTTGGCAATATCGCTTAGAGTCATGATCCTAATCCAAAGACAACAAGCTGAAACTCCGCTACGTTGTTAGTGTCGGTGTTCGCGCTCGATGTGGTCTCAAAGTCAAAGTGTGTTGTTGCCTTTGATGTAACTTTTATACCGGCATGTCTGTTTGACAGACCAGTAAGATGACCGTTCCCGGTAGCTATGTAATTAGTGTTTGGCAATGCAGTCGAAAACGTGACTCTAAAAGTGCCTTGAGCGGTCTGCTGCACCCCCCCGGTAGAAGTTGTTCCGTCTTTAGTGTGGATGCCTGCTGCTATGTTAAATGTAGCAGCAGAAACAACAGTCTGCGCTGACCCAGGCACAGAACCCCAAGCTGTGTTATATGCTGCAACATTAGTAGTAAAATAGCACCAGGCTTTTGCCAGCATAGGCGAACCCACAGATGCCCCCACAACTGCATTAGCGGGTGCGCCTGATGTGCTTATCAACTCACCAACCGTTGCCAACTCAGTAGAACCAGACACTGAGCTAGTTGCTGCTGTGCTGGATACTATCGACTGTGCAGTTGTCTTGTGCAGGTTGGAGGTGTCATCACTATCATAGATCAGAAACTCATCTCCGCTTGCCGCCGAAACAGTTGTCTTGGTTGTGATGATACCAGGAGCGGCAACGATCTTGGTTGCTGAACTGTCTGTGTTGTCCAGCTTCAGGTCATCAGCGAAAGAAACAGCATTGAGCGAGTTGCTCGTGCCCACCAGAACCTCGTTTGCTCCAATAGCAACATCAGTTGGGTTGGCAGTAGCGTCAGTAGCATTTGCCTTCACCCTGCGCTTTAGCATTGTGCCAAGCTTGGCATTGCTGACTGCATCATCAACCAACTCAGCAGTGTCCACCGAGTTGTTTGCCATCTGGGCCAACGTCACAGCGTCATCAGCGATCTTCGCTGTGGTTA